CATGCCCTGTTCGAGCATGTTCTTGCCGACCATTGCGGCTCCCTTGACGGTTCCCTTTGCACCAGCGATGGCGCCTGCCTGGGCTGCCATCTTTCCGAGGTCAAACTCGCTGCGTGGATTGAGGGAACTCGCCTCGGTGCCTAGCACGTTCGGGTTGTAGAGGACACCTGCGTCGATTGCCTGTGTCAAGCCTGGGACTGCAACCTGGTCTGCAACCATGGCCGCACCCTGTCCCAACATGGAGCCTGCAGCAGTGTTTGCAACCTTTGATACGCCTGGTATTTTTGCGACGATTTTGCCACCCTTTCCGACGAGACCGACACCTGGGATGAAGTTCAGACCGAGCTCTGCGAGGTCGCCTGCGATGTCCTGAGGGGTCACTTCACGGCCTGCGAGCTGTGCTTCCTTGATACGGGGTGCAGCAGCACCCTTCAATGCGGAAACGAGCCACGGGATGACCTGGAACTCGTTGTTAGGACCATAGCCTTCAACCTGGTTCTGGAGCTGGAAACCGTTTGCGACACGGTCGATATCTGCTCCCATTTCATCGGCATCGTTGTAGCCCATAGAGAGGGCTGCGAGAGTCCTATCTTCCTCGGGGAAATTCTTCCAGTATCCCTTGTTCTCTGGGTTAGAGAATGCGGCTCTCTGGTCATCATTGTACTCGCCGTTTCCGACACCTAGGGCGACCATGAAGTCGTCGATGGTCTTCATGGCCTTGCCGTTCGGGGCGAGCTTCTTGTCACCCTTGAATATGGAAAGGCCGTTGTTCCTGAGGTCGTTGTATTCCTTCAGGAAAGCCTTGTCCTCCTTTTTCGGGTCCACAAGGATATCGTCGAGTTTAAGGACTTCACGGAGCGTCTTGTCGTTTTCCGCCACCCAGAGGGAGAAAGCGTCCTCGTCGAGTTCGGCGGCATCCCAGTACAGGTTATCCGCCACCTCGTCACCAGAGAGGCCGAGCTGTTGCAGCCTTTGTAGAATCTTTTCCATATCAACTCCTATTTTCCAGCGGCCACACCGATTGCGGCGTCAAGATACTTGTGGGTTGCACCCATGTCCTTTGCGGCCTTCAACCACTTGTATCCCTTTGCGACAAGCTGGCCCTTTGTTATCAGGCCATCCAGTGCCTTCTGGTAGTCTTCCCTTGTCATCTTGGTTCCCTGGCCGCCCTTGGGACTCGGCTTGGCGTAATCCCTTACCTTCTTCTCCATATCGGCAAGCTTGTTCAGGCGTTCAGATTTCTTTGCCCTGTCGAGGTTGGAATCTTCCACGGCCTTCTTGGACTTCTCGATGTCGGCGAGCCAGCTATTCACGTTTTTGAGCTTGACCTTCTTGTCAACGTTCACGTTGTCCACGGAGATAGCCTTGTCGAGCAGAGAGATGTCCTGGTCGATTACCTTCATCGCTTCGGCATCTGCGAGGTCCTTTTCGTAGTCGGTATTAACCTTGCCTTCGTTAACTTCGGTTTCGACCTTCTGTTCGTCACCGAGGTTGATACCGAGGGAGTTCATCATCTGGCCACGAAGGATTTCGTTCTCCTTTGCGATACGGTTGTACTTGGCCTGCGAACGGGTGATATCCGTCATTGCACGAGTCATAGCATCCGTGTTTCCAGCACCCTTTGCCTCGTTGTAGGCGTTCTTGGCTGCGGCAAGGTCATATCGGGCAACTTCGAGGTCGATTGCGTTCTGCTTCCATGCGGACTGCAGGTTGCTTGCCTTGGTTGCATCCTCGCTGGACTTCCTGATTTCCTTGTTGATTTCGTTGTTCCTCAGGTTCTGCTTGTAGTTCATGAGGACGGACGGGTCGTTGTCATAGAGGAACTTGTACTTGCCGATTTCCTCCTCGACGTTGTACTTCTTCTTTTCCTCCGCAATCTCGGCAAGGCGCTTCTTTATCTGTGCGATGCGTTCGGCCTTACCCCTGGACATTCCGTTGAAGCCGTTTGCGCCAGTGAGTTCGTCAGAGACCTGTTGCTCGACGCCGAAACCAGCACGGAATCCTGGGTCGCTTACGTTCTTCCAGGAATACGTGTCGTCGTTCATCTTTTCGAGTAGAGTATCGATGTAACCCATTAGTAAAGACCTCCCATGCTCTGCTTCATATTGGTGTCCATCAGGTTGAAGTCAAGCCCGTTCATGATGGCGTTGAAGTTTGCTGTGGAACCGACTTCGCTCTGGTCACCCGTGAGCATTTCAAGTTCCGACCATAGCCTGGATTCCTCGTCGTTTAGTGCGTCGAGGCCTTTGAGTGCGTTCTTGCGCTGTTGCCACAGGTAGGCATTGGTTGCACCCTTTGCGATGTTGCCCATGCCTTCCTGCATCATTTTGTTGTTTTCTTGGCGTTTACGGTCCATCTCGTTGGCGGCCTTCATGTAGGTGTCGATGAACGACATGGACGGTGCTTGGTAAATTCCTGGCATGATATCCTCCTTAAATCATTAGGCCCATGCTGGCGAGCTGAAGGTTTCCGTTGTTCCTGTTCTGTTTCGAAGCAATCTGGTCGCCGAAGTAATTCTGCTGCTGTTGCAAGTAGTCGTTGGCAAGGGTTCCGAGGTTGTTAAGCTGCGTGTCCGTTGCGGCCCTGAGCTGGTTGAGCCTCTGCTGCATCTTGTCGATGTTTCCAGACCATTCGTTGTAGCTCTGGCTTCTATCCGTGTTGTACTCCTGCAATGCCGTCTTGTAGAGTTCGTCATCCTTCTGTGCGACAGCCTCTGCGATTGCGTTGGCGGCACCAGTTCCACGTCCTACGCCAGCGCCAGCAGCACTGTGCTGTACCTTGTCGGAAGTGTTCTTTATAATCTTGTCGTAGTAGGGATTCACGAAGTCGTCTACGGTCTTGTCGTAGTTGAACTCGTCGAAGTCGTACACGAAGTTTTCTGGCTTGTATGCCTTGATTGCATCCTTGTATGCATCGACGTCCTCCTTCGTGCCGAGGAAGTTGTCTGGATTCTCGTAGAACTGTGTCATCAGGGTGTCGACTTCATCCTGGGTAAGGTTGAACCTTCCCTTGATATCGTCGAGCATCTCCTGTTTCCTCTTTGCGTCGTTCTCTTCCGAAAGAGATGAGAACACGCCAGCTATTGCACCTAGGGCGCCTCCTGCAAGTGCTCCCCACGGTCCCGCTACGGAACCCATGGCTGCACCAGTGCCAGCTCCCGAAATGATGTTACCGCCCCAATTTGCCATATCTTTTTCCTCCTAATTGCAAATTATGCCTTGAGCCTGAAAGACCCCTGAGCGGTCTCGTTCTCGGCAAGCGTGAATGTCAAGCGTGAATTGTCGCAACGGACGGTTCTGACCCCATTGTCCGAAAGTACCATCAGATGCCACGGGAATGCGTTCTCGGGCAGCTTCTCGTCGAACGTGAGGGGACCAGCGGCGTTTACGAACACCACGTCCTTTATGCATGTGAAATAAATGTTCTTTCGCCCGTCGAGACCGTATGTCCCTTCCAGGGCCTGTGCCACGTAGTCTGGGGCAGAGAATGAAGAGATGTTGACTGTCTTTATCATGCCCCCTCCTAGAAGATGTTGCAAGGCGATGCGTTAACCTTGGCAGAAACTATTGCGAAGTCCACTGGGTCGGAACACGAGATTTCAACCGTGAGGTAACGGCACATGCCGAGATTCCACCATGTCGTCTGGTGGTCGTAACGTCCGATTGCACCCATGCTTCCAACCTCCATATCCGTCCAGTCGTTACCGTCTGTCGAATACCTCATCATGACACGGGGTTCGAGCGTCGGGTTGTCAATCTGGCCGTTGTTGAGCGTTAGGTTTAGTGCATCGACGAAGAACGGGCTGTTGTCAGAATATATTGCACCTCCCCTTCTAAGGCGTACGATGCAGAGGTCGTCCCATTCCGTGTACTTGCTGTCGTCAAGATATGTCAGGACATCGGACTTGAATTCGCCGAAGAAAATCCTGTTGTATGCGAATGTTGCATACTGGGGGCGCCACAGTCCCTGTTCATAGGATTGCCTTGCGTGCCATTCCTTCTCCGTAAGGTCATACACGAGCGTCGTCTTGTCGCTTCTGAACGTTATTGCGTAGAACAGGTGCTGGTTCTCTTCCCAGAACTGTCCCACGGCATCCTCTGGATACTTCATGTGGGAAATCTGCCTCTCGATTGAGATGGTAGATACACGCTGCTTCTGGTTCCCTTCCATGATGTAGATGCCGTTCTGTCCCACGTCTGATGAGCCGAGCCATGCCGTGTAAGGGCCGCATGTCGCCAGTGATTCTGGTGCCCTGATGCCGATGGATTCCGCTGCGTTGTCAGGTGATACGAAGGGCTGGTTAAGGTTGTCCCTGTAAGAGAAAGCCTGTACGGAACGGGGTCCGAAAGTGTAGAGGTAGGAACCGTTGGAGCATATGGCCGTGATGTTGTCAGGGTTCCATTCTGCGTAGGTTACAAAACCGTATCCGTTGTACTCCCCATTTGGGTCGGCGTAGAAAACGTCGTAGATGATGTTGTCGTTTGAATCGGTGGTTTCAAACGGGTATTGAATCGAGGTGTAAAACGCATCGCTTCCCACGTCGTTCACGATGAGGTAACCATAAAGATACGCACAGTGTGATGGCTGTATCTTTTGCGTATGGGTCGTGTCACCTACACGGGTCGGCAAAGGGATGGAGCGCCAGTCCTGAGCCATGTATGAATCGCTAAGGGTAGTATCCACTGCGAACACCGATGCACCGTCAACCACTACGAGATGAGGATGTGCTGAGCCTTCGCCGCCAGTCTCCGTGAAATGTACTGGTTCTGCAAGGGCGTTTGAAACCTGTCCGATTTTACGCTTGCTGAAACCGTTGAAAGTCTCCCTGATTACATACACGGAACTGCCCCAGCAGCCAAAAAGCACTGGGTTTCCGTCCTTTCCACGGGATGCACGGAACAGGCCACGGCAAGGGCCTTCCTCGATGTGCAAGGCAAGGGAGTTTCCCTTTATGCCAAGGAGGACCTTGTTGGTGGTTGACTGTTCGGAATCGACCGTCTCTGGGTACATGTTCTGTGTGAAGGAACGTGATACCTTCTCGATTTCATGACGGTGGATTCCCCCGACGATGTTCTGAATGATGCGTTGAGCCATAGTTTAAACCCCGTAGAACATGCGTCCAGAAATGAAGTCAGCCCTGCTTACTGCACCCCTGAGGCGTGTCGAGCGTGAAACATACTTGTGGGCACGGGAAGCCGTCGCCACGTTCTTTTCCATCTCTGTGAGCTCTTCCTTCAACAGCTTTACCTGTTCTGTCGAGAGCCTAGGGAAGGTCAGTGCGAGCTTGTGGGTAAGGGCCACGATGAACAGTTCAGAATACTGCTCTGGGATTCTCAAATCGTCGTCGAGACCGATGTTCCATTTCCTGTTGTAGATGACCTTGAATTCGGTTCCGTCGTTCGGGAGGAGCTTCAACTTGAGGATGACCTGCAAGTCGTTAATCGGCTGGTACGTGTAAACACCAGAGCCGTCAGGATATCCATCGAAATCGTCGGGCGAAGAGTATTGCAGCTCGATGTATGAGCCTAGGCCGCCGTTGTCCTTGGCCCGCCAGTATACACGGTTTACCTTCTGGATGTCCCTTGCGGTGATGTCCACGGGCATGTATTCCTCTGGGCTCTCCTCATCTATGTCGCCGAGCACGTATTCCCTCTTCGTGAGGGTTGCACCGCATTCGGAAATGATGAACTGCAAGAGGTTGTCGTTGCTGTATTTTGCCGCAATCCCCTTCAACAGGCGGAGACCAGTCTCGACCATGTCGGCTGGGGCTGACTGCCTTCTTGAAACAAGGTTGCTTCTGTTTAATGCTTCTACTATGATGGACCTGACTGTAATCATGATGCCCTCCTTCTAGGGAGAAATTAGGGCTGCAACCGATGTTGCAATCAGGGTTCCAAACATACGGAAAGGGCCCCCTATTTCTAGGGAGCCCCACTATCGGAGAGATAGATTATTTTAATGCTTGGTCAGATTACTTGGCCTTCAAGAGGACAAGAGACTGGGCACGCTTTTCAACGGTTCCGCTCAACGTGAAGAGGTCGAAACGGATGTCGTTTACGAACGTATCCATGTCGGTTCTGCGGTTCTGGTGAATCGTCACCTGGTCCACGTTGCCCTTCTTGTAGTCCGTACCCTGCACGTCGATGGTGTCGAGGGTTTCGAACTCGTAGGCGCCGTCAGCACGGATGATGCCAGCGAAGTATGTACCTGCGGCAGGGCAGGAAACTTCGTTGTCGCTGTCCACGTTTGCACCTTCGCCAGTCCACTTGATGATGCTACCGTCTTCGAGGGCAGCAACACGGGTGCCGAGAACGGAGACAGGAACTTCATCAACCTTGACGGCAACAGAAGATGCGCCAGAAGCGATATCCTTGTCTTCGATTACGATGAATGCATACGGTTCAGTCGTCACGTCGCCAACAGTGTCGGTTGCAACCACGTTGCTGATGAACAGCGGTGTGCCTGCCTTGATGACAGTTGCGGATGCGGCGTTTGTACCGAAATTGACCGTGAGCGTGTTCGTGGTTACATCGAAGCCGCCGAACTTTGCACCAGTCATTGCAGTGGCGAGAGCGGCAGAAATCTTCACTCTCGGGATGAAACGCTGGCTGCGGTAATCAGCGCCATGGAAGTGACCGATGAGGCCCTGCTTGTACATGGCAGGAGCGTCGACAGGAACGAACTGGGCACCCTTGCTCGTAACGATTGCTTCAATCATGCTGTCAACGAAGCCGTAGAGCGGTTCGGAGGTGATAGAAGAAAGGTGAGCGGTTGCCATGGAAAGCGGTTCGAACTCGCCAGCGTTACCCACGAAGCAGGTAGAACACTTGCCCATGTCGGACTTGATGGACTTTTGGAGAGCACCCTGGATAAGGGCCTTTCCGTTAGGTTCAGCAACTTCCTTGTCGAATTCGAGGTCAGTCGTGCCTTCTACGACGTTAATCTTTTCGAAGACGTGCCACGGTTCGATGGAGAGGTTGACAGTGCGTTCGACGATGTCCTTCTTTGCACCTGCGGATGCAGCGAGGGAGTTTTCAACTTCGCCACGGTCACGGATTACGAAACCGTAGGTCTGACCGTTACGGTCCTTGCCGAAAATCTGGTCGCCGAAGTAGGCCTTGGAACCGACGGTGAAATACGGAGCAACTTCCTTTGCACGCAATGCAACGAGGCTGGTGCGGTAGTTGGTTTCAAAATTGTTGTCGCTAGAAATAGCGTTGGATGGAATTGTACGAGACATGATATTGTTCTCCAGTTAAAGGTTTTTAGGTTCCCCTCGGATGTTCCATCAAGTAACGGTTCCAATCCGTCTTCTTGGATTCCGTGGCAGAACCAGGGTTTGCAACTTGGCTGCCAATAATGGGCAGGCGTTGCGTTGGTTTCTGATTGGTTGGTTGAGAGCCCGTAGACTGTGGTCTGTTACCGAGTTTCCGTTGCAGTTGCAGACGGTTTTCCAGCTGTTGCAGAGCAATCGCCTTGCGCATCGGGTTCCTCTTCTCGACGATGGAGCGGAGGACATCTGGGTTGCGCATTAGAGTGCTTATCATTACAGGGGCAATGTCGCTTTCGCCGATGAACTGGTCGATTGTACCGTCGTCGTAGTCTTTGAGGAACTCTTTGAACTTTGCACCGCCGTTGCGTAGTAACGCCCAGTAGTGTTCTTTTTCCTCGTCAGACGCAAAACAGTCGTTGACCTGCTGTTCATGACGTGCACTCGCATCCCTCATGTTTTCGTCGGCAATCATCTTGTCACGAGAAGCTTTAAGGTTTTCGAGCTCAGCTTGTTCACCCTGCAAGGCAAACTTGTGGTCGATATACGACTTCATGTCGTTCGGGTCGAAGTCGCCTTGTTCCAGCACGGAATACTTCTTCACCTTTTCTTCGAGTTCAGCAATGCGCTTGTTCGCAGCTTCTAGCTGTTCCTTGTGCCTTGCTTTTTCCCTCTGGAAAGCGTGGTTGATACGTTCCTGCTTGGTCGGCTTCTTCTGTTGCTGCTTATCGGCAGCGGTCTCGGACTCCTCAGCCTTGGGCGGTTCGCTGCCTCCCGTGACATCAGAATTCGGAACTGGAGTTTCTTCTGGTTTCCCCTGTTCCTCTCCAGTGGGAACTTCGGGGCCTTTGGACTGCTCAGGTTCCACAGGTTGCGAAGCTGTTTCTTCCTTAGCCTTCTTCAGGTATTCAATGGCTTCATTGGTATCCATTGCTCTCTCTCCTCCGTGATATATTTCGTCTGGCCCACGTTGCCAGGTTTTCAAAATGAAATTAGTGGGGATTTTATTTTCCCCTACTTTCTATTTTCAAATTAGGGTCAACCCTTCGGCAGGTATGTATGGGCAGTTCCCCATTCTCCCGTCCAGCTGTTTACTGCACGTCCGATTGAAGGTGCCGTAACGAGTGCCTGCAAAACCTTAGATGCCTGCACTGGGTCGGAACTTCCTTCGTACTGGTATTCCTTCTCACTGGAACCGAACGTGACGTAGATATCGCCGTTTGGACCCAGACGCACCTTCCTTACACAGGATGACGTAGGAGTTACGGGACGCCTCGGGTCTTTATCATTCCACCACTTAGGTAGAGCCTCTTCTGCACGCACGCCTAGCTTTGCCGCAACCTCTGGCTTGTCAGCAAACTCGGGCTTGTCCATGAACTGCTTCAATGCGTCAGCATGTTCCTGCTCGCTCTGCCTGATGAACGATTCTAGGTTCTCTGGTGTTCTGACAAGGCCTGCGTTGTTCTGCGGCGTTCCAGGAACGAAGACGACACCCGCATCGAAGTCTAGGGGATTGCTCTTCATCTTCTCAGCAAGGTCAACGGCAGCTTCAAGGTCGGAAATGGCGTCTCCCCTCATTGCGTTCGGGTTAGCAGCAACTTCCCAAACACGTCCACCAGGCCTCGCTGCAAAACCTGGTCCGAACGTCTTTCCGTCATATCCTCCACGGCCAGCGGAACCCATTGCGGCGCCGCCTATCATCCGTCCGAGGATTTTTAGGGCTTCTTCCTGGTCTGGTGTAAGTGCCATTAGATACCTCCGAGCATTCTATTGTTGTCGTCGATGGTCTTCTCCATCTTGTCCTGTGCCTCGATTGCGACACGCTGTCCTTCGAGTTCGACCTTCTGCATGTCGACACCCTGCTGTCCAGCCACCTTTGCAGCTTCAAGTTGCAACTGTGCCGTCTTGTTCTGCTGGTCGAGAAGAGCCTTGTTCCAGTCAAGCTGCCTGTCCTCACGCTTGTTGGCAAGTTCAGTGAACAGGGAGTCAACCTGGCGTTTCAAATCCAGGTTCTCGGCCTTTGTGCTTTCAAGTTCGTCCATGGCCTGGTTTGCAATAAGCTGGATTCTCTTGATTTCGTGGATAGCGTATTCGTCGAGTTCCTGGTTGATTACAAGCTTGATACTCGGGTCCATGTTGGCGATGATATCCTTGGCGAGGGCCTTGGCATCGTCAGTGGAGAGCGTATCGGCATAGTACTTGGCAAGGATTACCTTCAACGGTTCAGGCAACAGGGTTGCAATCACCTGCAATTCCTGCCTGCGTTTCATGTTGGCCGTGATTACATCTGGTCCAGCCTGCAAGCTGAACTTGATTCTGTTTCCGCCGTTGAGCATCTCGATTACGCACATCCAGATTGCCCGCATCGCCTCGTAGGCATGGGCATAGAGTGAAGCCACGTTGGACTCACGGTTTGCAGCCTGTTCCAGCACTTCTGTTGCCGAACGTTCTACGGTAGGATTGCCGATTGCCCCCTGGATTCCAGTGGGAGGAATGCCTAGGACGGCAGCCATGAGCTGTTGCGTCGTGTTGATAATGTTCTGCAAGTCGCCAGTTTCAAACGCTTCCTTCAACTGGGTCGGAACGCCAGCTTCACCGTTGTAGAGGATGGCGAGGGAATCGTCGTCCTGTGCCCTCCTGTAATACTCTTCGAGGCCGTCCATGGCCTTGACTGGCATCATCCAGTTTGCCTTAGGGTTTCTGTTGGCTCTTTCCAGCATGGTTGAATATGCGATGTTGAGACCAAGCTGCAAGGAATAGGTTTTCTTCACGATGCCGATGTAGTCGGTCATCCTGTTCTTGGTAACTTCGTATGCGGCAAAACGGAAGATTGGAACTATTGTTGTCGGCAACTCTACATGTTCTACAACCTTGTCGCCACAGAGCTTGTACATGTCTACGAGACCGTTGTCGTTCTTTTCGTAGTAGGTGACGATAGGGATGGTCTTCTTGGGACGGTTTACCCACTGGTCGCCGATGTAATAAAGTGCTGGAACCGACTGGGGGTAAGCCAGCGGGAGCACATCCTTGCCATAAAGGCGTTTTGCCTTGTGTTCCGATATCCAGTTGACCACTGCACCACGTTCAGCATCCTTTGCGGAAGCGGTGGTAACCGTCGGGTCGAGGGCGACAGATGTCGGGTCCTTGACGCATTCAGGTATGATTTTCGGTTCACCAGTCCATTCGTCTGCAACCGTGGTTACGACAATAAAGTTTGCACCGATGTCGACAGCCTTTGCAAAACAGTTCAGGAAAGCGTTCTTGGCGTCGGAGTCAGCCTCTATCGAGTTGATTGCCTCCTGGATTTCCTGGTTGGCAGCCTGGTCTTCAAGCTGTGCATGCCAAGGAGATGCAGAAAGCGGGGAGCTGATTGCAGCCTCGAACACTGGCCACTGTGAAAGGTGCTCGCAACGCCTGCGGGTCCTGTGCCATTCCTTGATGAGTTCGTTGGTCCAGAAGTCGCCCGAGTACATGCGGTCAGCATCGACACGGGCCTGGACGCTTGTGTTGTAATATTCTGAAGATTCTTTCAGGAAGTCGACAACCCTTTCAGTGATGTCCCTGTCAACCCTTGGATATTCTTGTGATTCAGGCATGATTCCTCCTCCTTCTGTCGTGAAATTAGGGGGTTATCTAGTCTGGGCAGCAAGCATCCTTGCAGCAACCGTTCTCGCATCCGTGTTGTGAACTGAGTTAGTTCCCGAAAGCTTTCGGGCCCTGTTTGCAAGTACAAGGGCATCTGCATGGTCTGGTGAGCCACCAACTATTTTGGCTATCTCGGCCTTCGGTATCAGCTGGGTCTGACCCCTGTTGTTGATGATGTAGGTCGTGTAGGATAGCTGGTTCCTGCACCTCAGGCTGTCTCCTGCGTCTGGGAGGTAGAAACTGGATTCCTTTACGGCCTTTCCAAGGTCTACATACATCTGGGCACGGACGTTGAAGATGTTGTCGTCGTCGGATTCGCCAGCGAAGTTGACACCACCAGTTCCCATCGTGCGTTTCGTATAGTCGACGGAAGCGACGCCGAAGCCGCCAGTGGTATCTACCAGGCATCCTTCAACCTTGTATTCCCTGTTGATATCGAGAAGGGTTGCAACCAGTTTCTGGGTCTCTGCGTGAAACTCCTCAATCCATTTCACAAGCCCGTATTCATCTATTATGCAGAACACAGAGCTGTCACGTCCTCCTGCTGCAACGTCCATTCCGACCCATACAGGGTCATCAGCACGGTGTGGTGGACGGGAGGTTGTAAACTGGTTTACATCGACTGCGACATTGTTTGCAACCCCGTCGAGAAACTCGCCGAGAATCTGCTGCTTTACGAACGGGGAATCTGGTCCGCCGTACTTTTCAATCTGGTCTTCCACGTAGCTTGGGTCAAGCTTGTGGTTATCGTAGGTGGTTGCATGGATGACCATCTCGGGATGCTTTTTAATCATCTCACGAAACCACAGGGCAGTGGGAAGGATTGACGGGGTAGTGGTATAACGATATCTGGCCTTGATGATTCGGCCCTTCAAATCGACACCACGGCAACGTTCCTCGCAGTTGTTCCTCAACTGCTCACATGAGTAGGCAGCCTCGTCTGCAAGGTAGTTGGAAATGTTGGTTAGACCCAGGACAGAATCGTATGCTTCCGACGATGCTCCATAAATCACGGCACCGTTCTCGAAGGTCATTATCTTTTCCTGCTTGTTGTACTCGAAAGGCATGTTGAAGCGTCTTGCCTGTCGTTGCAACTCGGAGAAGACAACCTTGTGCAGGGCCGAGTAGTTCTGGGCAGATACTATCGAGTTCTGAAAGTTGGCGGCCTGTTGTAGTAGCCACATTGATGCAACCATCGTCTTGCCGCAACCTACGCCAGTAACGAGGGCAACACGCTTGTCCCCGTCCCTCCTCATGAACTCCATCTGGTGTTTCAGAAGGCCGACGTCCACGGTTTACTCCTTGGTTGGAGCCTCGTCGAGAACAAACCTGATTGTAGAATCTACCTTGGCCTTTGATTCCGTCTTGGCGTTAACCTTGATGTTCTGGATTGATTCCTCTGACTGGTCGAAGTGGCAACCGATGAGCCTGATGGATTTCTCAATCATTGCAAGGTAGGCATCGTCGTGGGCTTTCAGGGCCTTCAACACTTCGTCGCCAAGGTCTATGTTTGACGTCAGTTTTGCAAGGATGTTGTGACGTGCTTCCTTGCGTAGCTTCTTTGCCCTTGCTGCGCTTATGGCCGCTTTCTTGGCCGTCTCCGAGGTAAAAGGTGTCCCAAAGTGTTTCTTTGGTTTTGGGGCGTTCTGAGCGGATTCCTCAGCGCTATTGCCGTTTTCATTCATATCTTCTCCTCCCCGCAAAACTTGTAAAGGCGCCTTGCGTTGGCGCCCGTTTTATTAGTCCTTTACCAGCCTTGAAACATCGAAAGGTGCTGGGACCTTCTGCTGGATTGAGTTGACCTTGGCATCAATCGAGTTGACCTTGGACTTTATCGCCGCAAGCAGTTCGATGATTTTATCAAGGCGTTCAACCACAGGGTCGACAGCAGTGGTTTCAACCTGGCTAACTGAATCTGGTTTAGTCACCGTAGGCTTCTTCGACATCGGACACTTCCTCCATTTCAGGCTCGACAAAGTCTTCACCTTCGGTCGTAAGGTCGCCACCGATGCCTGAAATGAGGGTTCCTACCTCGGCGATGTCTTCCTGTTCGACATTGTACTTTGCAAAGATTTCGTCCAGTTTCTTGATTAGTTTTTCCATAAAATTCTCCTCCTTACAGTTTTAAATTAGTGGGATTCCCCCATCTGTTTCAACTCTGCGTTGATTGTGTCTATGTCGTCATCACTGAAAATCTTTATGTCGGCTGACGTGATTTCATCTGGGTTTAGTTTTAAGTGCGTCCTCACATAAGCAGGTATCTTCTTGTTCTGGGTTTTAGCAACCTCGATGATAAAATCGGTCAAGCTCATCGTTTTGAACGGCTCTGTTGCAAACATGCAGTTCAGAACCTGGTTTGAACCATCTGTCTTATGCAGACATACGCCAACGCACAGATATTTTTCCATGGGCTGGTTCATGTATAGGTTCTTGCCAGCAATAACCATTGCTGCCTCTATTGTTGTGTCAAGGTAGTGTTTTCCGATTCTAAGACCTTTGTCCAATCCTGCTGAAAAATTGTCGAATTGGTCCATGTGTGCTGATGCTAGTTCTTTCATATTATTCCTCCTAAGTGAAATTATGTATAGCTTCTTCGAGTATCTTTTTCCTGCACTCGTTGCAGAGGCATCTGTATTCGCTTCCGATGTGGATTGCCGAGATATCTACCGAGGCATGGACATACTTGTCACCCAGGTAGATTCCTTCGACATAAAGCCTAGACGGTTCCCGTGTCATTGCCTGCCCGCACATATCGCAGGTGATTTGCTCGTATGAGACTATTGCCTTCATGCTTCCTCCTTAATCTTTCCAACGACAGGGAATCCGTCACGGGTTGGTCTTCCATTAAGCACCCACCAATCATACTGATAGTAGGGACTGAAATCGATTTGATACTTGGCGTTTATTTCCTTCGTGAGGGCCGTCAGAAGAACTTCGCACAACCATGGCTTTCCCTGTACTTCATCCCCGTTAAGCTCCATGAAGTCCTCGAAGGTCAATCCCTTCTCTTTGCAGAACTCCTTGAACTTTGCACAGTTAATCCAATAAAAGGAACCCGCATAGTGGTTCTGGTATGTGCTGTCGACGACTTTCCCTACTTTCCCTGGAAGGGAAGCAAGGTGAGGGTCAAGCCAGTGTCTCTCAATGCAGTCGATTGCCCCGTATGTAATCGTGTCGAACCCGTCTATGTTTAGAAGGGTGTCGTACATGATTTTGTTCCAGAAGATGATGTTCTTTATTCGATAGGCGTCGTAGTGGGCCTTCTTGCCCTTGAAATGCGAACGGAACACGTAATCGTATTGCCCTTTTAGAGCCTGGCCGACAGCTTCGAGGAAACTGATGTTCTCGCCCCTGCTCGGGTCGTTCTTTATTGGAACAACCGTGATTCCATCAAGGCCATCTGGTAGCGGCTTGTTGCTCGCATAGAAGAGGATTACCCTCTTGAACATTCCCTTTGCCCTACGGAGAACTTCAAGATGGATTTGCTCGGTAGGTGTCAGGATAAAGTTCTCACGCCACCAGTGGATAACCCATATCGAGTTCTCGGGGACCTTTGCTGGCGTAGGGGGATTTATCTTGAGCTTTTCCCATATTGGGAATGACCTGGCGAGTTCATAATCCAAGTAGGCCTTCCCTGGAATTTTCTTCGACTTAGGAATCTTTCTCTTCATACAGAAACTCCCTGGCTGGCTTTTCCTTGTAATGACCCATACCCTTGCAGCTCTTCGTGAATCCAAGGTGGAATCCTTCTGGGCAATCGTCTGGGGCTGCCATGATGTTCTTAACTCCGTCGGTGAACCACTTCTTGCCCATGTGGTGCTTCCTAGCTCCCTCGACCATTGCTTCCTTGCGGTCCTCGCTCAGAGGCCCAAATGCACGGGCACAATTAAATCCGTGGGTGCAGAAACGCAGGTTGGACAACCTGTTGTCGGTACGGATGTTGTTCACATGGTCAACGTCCCTGAGGTTATTGGGATTCTTCAGGAAGGTTTCGGCCACAAGGCGATGAACAAGGCGGCAACACGGTTTTCCATCCTTTGGGAAGCCTACCTGGTAATATCCTGAATTGGTCAGGGACTGGGAGTATTCCGTGAACTGATTCTCTCCGAACTTTCTGTATATCTTACCGTCCGTAGATACCCAGACTTTCCAGTCTTCATTGTACCTGATGCGTACGAGCTCTCTCATTCTATCTCTCCATTCTTGTTTTCTCTTATAGTTTTATAAGGTGAGTTGGAGAGCTTTCTCGGATTTTCGCTTACAGAAATCTTACATATTTCTTATATTTGATATTTTTGGCATAAAAAATATGTAGCACAGGTGTAGCAAATATACCTGATTAAATAGAAAACCCGTTGGAAAGTAGAAAGGCCCCCGATTGACGGGAGCCCTTTATTTAACTGGATTAGATTATGATTACTCTAACTGAATTTACTTAGGAAAATTATTCGTATAATCGTACATGTAAAATACAAACTTTTGCTGTTCTGCCATATTTATCGGGCCTCCATCGGGGTTTAAATCAAAGGGTGTAGCATCGATGTAGCAATCATAGTTTGTCAACCGCTTCCTTCAAATCGCCGTTGAAGACATGCGAGTAGATGTTCAACGTGGTTGAAACCCGTGAGTGACGCATAATCTTGCTTATGGCAACGATAGGCACGTTTGCCTTGCACAGGTTGCTACACAGGCTGTGTCGGAAGATGTGGAACCCTATGTTGCCCTCTATGCCGCATTTGTGGGCCGCACGGTTCAGTTCGTAGACCAGGGATGTCCTGGCTATCCCGTGGCAGTCCCATGCCTCTGGGAGCATTTCTTTGAGCTGTTTCGACACGGGTACGGAAGCCTGCTTGTTTCCCTTGCCTAGAACGCTGATGTAATCTCCCTTGATGTCCTTCGAGGTTGCTTTCAGGGCCTCGTGGATTCGTAGTCCTGCATAGGCCATGAGGGCTATCGGAATCTTGTATTTCGGCTTTATGGATTCAACTATCGAGTCCACCTGTTCCTTGGTCAGGACGGCATGTTCACGGATGTACTGGGGCAGCCTGATGTCCCTGATGACATTCTTGCTGCAAATCCCTTCTGCGATTGCGTAGTTGTATAGTGCAGAGAGCTGTCTCTTGTAGGTCTTGCGTGTCGTTACAGCCCACTTGTCATTTCCGAAGATGAACATCCAGTCGTCCCTTTTCAGGGAATTGAAGTGCCTTTTCAGGAGTTCCTTCGGTATGATATTGTAGAGTGCATTATACAGAGAAACCGTATTGGGCGTGTACACATGGTTTTTCATGTACCTTTCCCATACGGTTTCCAGGGTAAACTTCGATGTGTTAACTGAATTAAGCTGGGTAAGGAGGGTCATCGCCTCCTTCTTGTTCTTTGTCTTCAACGAGCGGTATTTCCTGACGCCGTTCTCGTTTATTTCGGCATACCAGGTCTTGATTCCCCTGTTGAGATGAAGCTGGACGAGGTTAATCACTTGCTGAGTCTCTCCTTGAACATTTCCTTATAGGCGCCCTCCATCGCCTTCTTCTTGATTTCAAGGATTGTCTTCTCGTCGATTTCGGGTTCATGCGGCTTGCCAGAGTTGTCAAGCAGGGTTCTCGCTATGGATTCTCCAAAGAGCTCCTCAGCGGTAATTCCAGCCTTTATCAGGACATCAAGGTCACCAACCTTCGGTTCATGCTTGCCTAGGCACCACTGAGACACAGCCATGTTCGAACGGCCTATACGTTCGCCTAGCTTGCGCTGTGATATTCCCAGGCGTTTTAGAAATGAGTTGATTCCCTTCTGGAAAGGTGTCTGTTGCTTCGTCTTCATCTTGTCTCCTGAAATATAGTTAATTATTTCTTGACGATGCGTTCGTTGATAAGGGTTCCGTCCCATCTCATCGTTTCAACGAGGGTGTCGCCGTCTTCAAGTTCAGTGGTGATTTTAATCTCGGTGTGCTTCCCTATCGGCCTTGACGTAACTTCATGGTCAAGGAGCTTCCTCTTTTCGGAGAACCAGTCGAAGTATGTGCTGTCGAGAGCATAGCGCATGGCATCGTCGATGGAAACATCGTCAACGTCCATGTAGTAGGCCCCGCCAGTCCAGGAATATTTTTGCATGAAGACAGGGCATTCGGCTGCAGCAGGGAAATGCTTGGAGCGGTTTCGTCCGTGCATCCTCCTGTCTATCCCTATTACCGTGTCACGGGCAATCCTCCTGAGGTTGCAAGAAGCTTCCTCCTGTGTAAGGACACGACGTGCGGCATCCCTGATTTCATCGTCTGGGGGAACCAGTCTGTTGTCCCCCATTGATTCGAATGTGTTTTCAATGCCCTGCTTGAAAGCTGCTACGAGTGCTTCAAGTGCCGAGATATTCTTTTGTGCGTTCATTTCTTATTTCCTTTTGTTGATGTCCGCAATATATAAAATGTGTTTACAGGTGTCAAGCGGTTTTCTAAAGAGTTCTAAAAATGCTGCACAAATGCTACACAGTATTGATTTAATTATGTACTTAAATATACATACTTAAAACATTTTTTATAAAAAGGGTTGACAACGGAATTTTGAAAATGTATATTATTAATGCACCGATGAACGGAATAGGTCTTCCCTTCGGTGTAACTAGCATAATAGTTATCACTCATACTCAGTTGCTCCTCCTGCTGGTGGCGCCCATTGAGGGCTGGCGGCTGGCGGGGGGAGCGATTTAGGGTTTCAATGCAGGATTTTGAAGAAATTTTTAACAGGAGTGTTTAACTTCTAAACTATATGTACACGAGGTAGCTCAATTGGTGGAGCAAGTACGTTCCCCGTCCGCCTTTTTCTCCCTTTTGTAAGCAGTTAGGGTGGCGACAGGATGGGTTACTTCGATTGGTAATCGCTGTGTTGTAGGTTCGAACCCTGCCCTCGTGTACAAAGTTTGGTGGAAGGGAAGTGAAGATTCTTTCCGCCGAGACAAAAGGAATTTGATTTTTAAGGGTCAGTCTGTAGCCGTTCTTCACCTTTGAGCTCAGACTGGCCCTGTTCTATTTGATAGAGAACATGGAGTGAAGACCATGACGATAGAAGAAGATTCAGATTTCTTTGAAGACCGTTCGTTCGAATACGAAGAAGAGGACTACGAAACTCTGTGTCCAGAAGACGGTGCATTATTCAACGAGGAATTCGTTGTATACAATGTTGCTTCAACACGGAAGCTCAACAAGATTGTAGAGGAGAATGAAAACCTTGGATGGTGCCTCTCCAAGCAGACAAACAAGAAGGAAGTGTATTTACTCCGTTTCAGGGGAACATGGAATGACCTCGCCCGTACATTGAAAACCCTCTGCGAGGCTGGATTGACATTCTATCGAAACATGAACTTCTACGAGAAGAACAAGACACGACTCCTAATAATGGACATCGATGGAAAGGAAGGATGCAAGCAGGGTATCGACTTCATGGCCGCAGACCAACTTATCGTTGCAGGATACCGCCCAGGAGTTCTTGTAATACCCAGTTCAAGATGCGATTACGACCCCATCTGGTCAAACCCTAACAGCGTAAAGAAATACCATGTATTCGTGTATACAGATGTATACAACTGTTCCGATGCAAAAGAGATTGCTGAACTTAGCGACAGGTTCATCACGACAATCAACGGAGATGACATTGCTACAGCAAAGGAACGCTTCGAATGGGACAAGGCAGCAATGAAAAAATGGCAGTATTTCTTCTCCAAGTCAAACCTCTCGTTTGAACAAATAGATGCTGACCCTAATCTGAACATCAGGTTCCACAACGAAGAGGCAACAATCTTCGAGTACAGAAATTTCACCGAGCTGTTCTCTAAAGATTTCGTAACATTGGACAAATGTGACAAGTATGTTCCTAATGCCAAGAACGTAACATGCAAGTGCAGGAAACATTATTGCGTTCCTGCTATAGGAGCCACGGCTGAGATAGAAGAGGAAGAGAAACCTGAGCACAGGGACTTCTGGAAGGAACTCAGGGATTTTGCAGGCATTAAAGAATCTGGCATTTACACGCTCCCGCACTACGCAGTAGGCAGACTTTATAGAATAGGTACAGGCCAGAGGAACGCAATGGCAACAAAAATCATGTTCGGAATCTGCTTCAACATCTATGCAGTAGAACGCTATGCTAAGACAAAGATTGCGGATGCCGAGAAGTTAGCCATAGACTGGTTCAATGATATCTTCACCAGAATCAACGTAGATGACTACGAGGAGTTCATGAACGAGTTCAACCCTCTCGTCGAATACAGAAGGATTAGTGAAGATACAGAAAGGATGGCCATGAAATATGACTATCCAGATGATGTAGATGACAGCAAGTTCAGGAAGACAACAAGGGTAGGATACGATGTTTCCTACAAAGTTAACGAATGCTCTTCAAGGGATGAACTGAAACAGATTGGAATGTCAAGGACAACCGAGTGGAGAAAGGCAAAGGAACTTGGTCTACCTAACAAGAAGAGGGCATCAAAACTAGACCAGTATTCTGATTGTTCAGAAGACGAACTTAAAGAACTCGTTAAGAAAGGGGTCATAACAAGGGTACAAAAATCTAGGATTATATCAAGGAGAAAAACAGATGACTGCGTTTAATGAGGTATATTCTATGGTTTGTTTCATGAATGTTTCAACGCCCCGAAAACCGATTTGTTTCACGAATGTTTCAACGGGTACTTTTTTTCAATTCACTGTGTGCACAATGAAACATAAATGAAACATTTTATGTAAACCAAAACTCAACAAAGGATGAGATATGAATAACGATGTCGAAGAAGAAAAGCAGAAGGTAATCGATGAGATGAGGAAGCACATAGAGGCCCTTATACTCATGATTGATAAATCCTATGAAATCATGGCAAGGAAATATGACATGAGTGAGCAACGTGATATGCTTCTCAAATTATATTCATCCGTCGGGGAATGGGGTACAGAGTATCCTCAATACATCAAGGACGAGATAAGGAAGAAATTAAGGCAAAAATCAAACACAAATAGATTCGAAGGAATAAAGAAATCCATAAAGAGGGACCATGCTGCATGGGGAACCCCACAATTGCTCACAAAGTCCACATTCAAGGAACTAATGCACCTTAACGACGATGTAGCACATAAGTTGATAGACAACAAATATCACCTTGCTGTTCAGATTCCTACAGCCGAAGAACTTGAACATATAGGTGTGAAGAGTGGCCATTATATTGTCATCGTAGACTTCGATGGAAACGTTGTGCAAGAATGCAGGTGGTTTGAAGGTCTCATAAACCCACCTGTGTAAACTGGAATAAACACGCTACTTGATATTCCGTTCCCTTACTTTCGGTTACCCCAGTCCTTCGGGTCGAAAAGCCAAGCGGCGACCGTTATGGCCGCCGCCAACCATACGATGGTAAACATCAGCGTATCTCCTCGCCTAGGAAGGTTATGTCGCTTGACCCGATACCAGACAGTGTTAGCCTGATGCTCCTTCCAGGGCTATTCGAGTAGCTGAGCTCTACGATATAGGTCCACTGACATCCGCTCTGCAACATGTACTGTGGAACAAGCCCTACCTCCTCGAATTCAGTGCCTGTCAACGTAACCGTGTCGAACGTCGTCGTTCCGCTTGCTGGGGCAGAGGTCTGCGTGGAGTTGTGGTAGAGCACCGTAAAGACCTTATATGACCCAGACCATCCATTGGCGCCCAGTTTCACGCCCACCTGCATTGTGCCCCCGTGGGTGCCTTTCTGTGCAAGCACGAAGCTGTTTGTGTGGTCAACTTCGTTCCAGTTGTCTGACGGCGTAGTGGAGCCATGGTCGGCGAAAGTAGTGATTGGAGCGGCGGAAGTGTACATCGTCCAGACGCTATCCGAATCAACCTCACAGAAGTCCTCGGTATTCCAGCCTAGGTTAGCCTTGCTGTTGAAGATTACACGGGCGTCGAAATTGTGTATCATCGGGTAGTATTGTGTACCACGCTTCGTCACGACGTACTTGCCGTTGTTGATGGCGTTCTGGATGGTTGCGAAAGTCGTCCTGTTGTACTCGGCAATCAACACCCTTCCGTCAGCATCGTTCGGTATGAACGTGCTCCACTGGTTTGCGTTGTCAAGGCGATAGATGGTACTCTGGCCTCCCTTACCGAGAGAGAAAAAGTAATACTCGTCCATGTCTGGATAGCTGTTGAAGCCACCGTAGCAAGCGCAGGAACATTCTCCTACGCCACCGTTCAGGTTCATAACCAGATGGTCACCCTGTGCGAGCGCCTGCTGCACCTGGTAGAATGTCGTGGTGCCGTACTCGGCCACGAAGACACCCTCTCCGCTTATGACATTGTCGCTGTCTATAGTGATGTGCCTGCCCGCTGTCAACTTCTTCTGGAAGATGGTGTCGGCATCATATTGGGAATACCAGACATCGTTCTTGTCGATGGTCCTTGTCCACTCAATGGTGCCCTCAGGGCTGTTCGTCAGCTGGGGTGTGAACGAGACGATACCCGCATTAGAGGAACCTTCCCAATCAAGCCAAAATTGGTTCTGGGCGAAGTTTCTGAGTTTCAGGTAGCCTACTATCCTGTTACCAACTGAACGGATTTCCAGCCTTTCAATGAAGGCGGATTGGTTCAACATGTCGTCGCTTGCGGACACGACATAGGGCCATGCCACCGTGTAGTCGGCACCCAGTGCCCTTGTAAGGGAAACAGTGAATGTTACGTATGAGCCGCCATAATGACTAGCAGTAAACACGCATTGCCCACGTCCGTAAACGTACTGCCAGGTAAAATCAAATACCTTGCAGTAGCTGTACTGAACGTTATTTGTCGCAATAAGTCGGTGATGCGTCTTCTTGATGACGTTTCCGTCGATTTCAATTCCGTAACCTCCCGTGTACTTGCCCGTGATTACACCGTCCGAATCTACCCCTATGGTATCGGACCCGAAATATTCACGGTCTACAACGCCGATGTTGTCCCTGGCCTGTTGCTTTTCTTCTTCCGTAAAGTCCTGCGGTATGTTCGCAGCGACATGGTATTGCTTAGGTGCTGGCATTCTTGAAATCCTCCTTGAGCTCCTTTAGAGTAATTATCACATTATCCATTTTCACTAGAACCTGTGCGAGCTGCTGGTTGAGCACTGAAATCTGTTTGTTGCTGTCGGCAAGCTGCTGGAACAGGAGCCCGATATTATCCTTGTTCTGCTGAGACTGGAACTGCAGCTTGATAATGTCGTCGTGCATCTTCATTGAGTCATCGTCACGTTCGGCCTTTGTGACCTTGCGTTCCTCCCTGATTGATGCGGTCTCGGCCCTGCTTTTTATGTACACGGCTATGGCCGCAAGCACGGATGCGACCCCGCTGAATATGGCGATTACCGCCGCTATGACTTCTGGGTTCTCCCACATTTTCCCCTCCTAGTATCCAGAATCCTTTGGCTTGTTTGAATAGACATGTATCCTGCCCCTGTAGACTTTAAGGCCATTGAAGGCTGCCCACGGAGACCACAACTTTTCGCAACAATATCCGAAGAAACGCTTCGAGTCCTTGGGCGCCTCTATGTGGGCACACAGGTTGAAAAGCATGGCACAGTATTCGTCTGCTATTTCTTCCCTAGCAACAAACATGTTGGTCCAACTAAATTCAGACGGATAATGCGTCTTCATGTAGTTCTTGTAGAAGTCGCCAAAGCCGTTGTTGAACCTGTTCATCTTCTCGATATGGCCAAGCTTACTGTCAACTGGCTCGCAGTAGCGGTCCATAGTGCCGCTGAACGCCACGTACTTCTCAGTAAGAATAACATCATATTCCTGTAAGATTTCCGTAATCTCCTCGGGTTCCAACAGATGGTTGTCGGACACGTCCCAGATTGCTCTGCGATAATGTTCGAGACCCTTGTACGAAACCCCGTGCTCGTTCTTCCAGAGGTAATACAGTCCCGTAATCTCGTTGTACTGGGGATTCAGGTTGTCTATGTTTTCGCCCTCGTGATGCTCGTCCACGAGGAACTTTGTTCGACCATGGTTCGGGGCCACGTCGAAATTGTTCTTTGTCATGCCGACAGAATAGATTATGCCCATGGTTCACCCCCTACCAGTTAAGAACATATTGGTTATTGTCACCGTTCGAGTAGAACATTCTGTTACCGTAACTCCAGACATACCTGCCGTAGAAGTCAGTAAGTCCTTTCCACGTCCACGGTCTCCATGTACTTGTGGATTCATCTAGCGTGTACTGGGTCGTTCCGTTAGAATAGAATGTCATTCCTGTCTTTACGTCACGCCATACGTCTTCGCCATAGAATGATGTGAGGCCATTCCATGTTTTTGTATACCATGTTCCTTTGTAACCCAGGCCAGAAGGGTCGTCAATTTCTATCAAGCACTGATATTCGCCGTTAGAATAATATATGTGCCCCAAGGAATCTTTCCACACATGAATACCGTTAGGATATGCACCACCCCCATATCGATTCCAGTATACTAGAGGCCAATTATCGCTATCAACGTTATAGTAATAGTTATCGTTATTGTAATCCGTAGTGCCGTCGTTCCACATGCTCTCGCCAACTAGGGTTAGCGTGCCCCACGATTTTTTTGACCAGTAAGCATTGCTTCCTGACGGTGTCATAAGAACGTAGTTGCCAGGTTCATAAGATGGAGTGACATAACTATAAGAGTAATACGTTTTACCGTCTACGCCATTCCATATATGCCGACCATCGAAATCTCCCTCACCCATTCCCATTCCGCTCCATGTCGTATTACCCCAGCTTCCCGTAGTCCCACCCGACGGTACATAGCCTAGGAAATAGCTTTTTCTCGTTCCTCCAGTTCGCTGGGAATAGTAGATACTACCAGTATCACTTCTTTTCCATACGTTGTCGCCGTATGTAGGGATACGGCCATACTGCCACGTCATAGGAACCCAGTCGTACTCGTATGCGTACTCGATGAAAGTGTAGTTCCCAACATCAAGCGGTCTATCGTTATACGTAAGAATTATGCTCATCTCTCCTCCTAACTCTGTCTCTTCCAGTTTGCTGGTATCTGGGCAAGTTCGGCCCGCCCTGTCGCTGTATTGCTTCCACAGTTGTAGAACGTAGAGCTGTGCCCAATGTCACTTTCACGTGGAAGAAGGTGATTGTAAAGGTCGAGAGCACCACTTTCCACGTTGATGCAGTTCCAGTACATGCCGTCTACGTTGACCACTATCGGGAAACTCATAAGAGGTACCCTAGTGATGGAAGTACAATTCCTGAAGGTGGCAAGGGCGTCATACACCCGATTAGTCCTAAGAGGAGGTGCCGCCAGAAGTGACGAACATCCGTCGTACATGTAGGAGATATCTATCGAATTTGACGTGTTGTACACACCAGACGTACGCAAGGAAGTACAGTGCCTGAACATGTACCTTGTGTCAGTCGTCGCCGACACGTCCATGTAGCAAACATCGGTTAGGGCCGTGCAGCCGTCGAACATGCCAAACGTTTTCAGGACACCAGTAGTATTCGACTCGACTACCTTTACCAGGTTATTCTGGTTAGTAAACTTGTTCTCAAATGCGTTTAGCCAGTTGGTATTGTCGTAATGCCAGTCCCATTGGTTCGTAGATGCGCCATGAACCTTGGTCCAGCTTCCCTTTGACCATGTACTGTTGAGCGGCGAGTAGCTTCCGTCGCTGAACTCGAACCTGAGCGTAAAACTCGGGAGAGGGAACTCCCTCCCTAGAAGGTTCCCGCCGAACGAAAGGGCGATTCCGCCCCGTCCAACTACTTTTGTGCTCATAGGTCTCCTCCTGGAATACTAGGCAAGGCTTATGACAAGCTTGCCGTTTACTATGGCTATCGAAATACCAGTGCCCGCTTCAATCGGAAGGCTGTCATAGGATGCGGCTTCGCCAGTCGCCCCCGTGGCTCCCGTGTCACCCTTCGGTCCCTGTGGACCTGTCACTCCCTGCGGGCCACGGAGCTGTTCAATCTGGCCTGGTGTCAATTCGTCGAAGGAAACATTTCCATCCTGTCCAGCAGGACCCTGAGGGCCTTGAATTCCTTGTGGGCCTTGAACGCCCTGCTCTCCTTGCGGTCCAGTGGCTCCCTGTACACCTTGTGGTCCTTGCTGTCCAGCGGGTCCTTGCGGTCCAACCAAGCTGTCTAGGAAGTCCTGCTCTGTGCCAGTGTTGCCCTGGTCAAGCCAAACCTGGTATGCGGATTCACCTGGGTCGCCCTTGTCGCCCTTGGCAATCGTGAGTAGCAAATCAGCGTGTGTTAATGGCATTTTCATAAGTCATTTTCTCCTAGTTGGAAGCGATGCGGTTGATACCCCAGATACGTACAACACAGTTTTGCGCATTTGTATTAAATTGGGTGTTACCACTGACAGATGTGCTTGTCTGACTGTGCATTATTGAGCTGCCATGCGTGATTGACCATGTAGTTGGACCACTAAAAGCAATCTTTGCGCAAGCGTAATACTGGTTTCCGCCACCAGCACCAAAACCATAAAAGAGGTATGCCATAGTTGCTCTCGGGGAAATCTCAAAAAAACTATAACCATCAGCAGGTGGAGTTGACTGGGCACCATAACCAACCTCTAAACGAATTCTTTCAAAGTTGGTGTACGCCTCGGTTAGTGTTCCTGAATTTTTACCAGTTCCATCACTGTCCTCGAACAAAAGGGTTTCATCCGCCTCTACGATGAACCTGTTATTCTCATAGTCAGGAACGATTCTTACACCCTTGCCAGCAACGACGGGGACGGCTGTCACTGGGCCCCTAATTGCTCTGTTTGAATTGATTGCTGTCATTATGTGTTACCTCCTGCGATGCGGCCTATTCCTACGACCTTGTGAACGTGTGCAAATTCACCATTGGTTTGCGAGTCGCTTGTCATATGAAATCCGCCTGCTTCCGACCATGAAGTTCCAGTAACGCCAGAGATACCCATGCCACCAATAAACCTACCTCCGTTGTTATTAATTGAGTATGACAGCATCACTCTTGTGATAGAGTTAGTTGACAGGAAGTTCGGGTCGAACTCTTCTGAAAAAACTGCGGAGTAAATACTGTTTCCTGTTGCAAGTGGGCGGTAGCCGTACACCTTAATTGTTTTGAAATTTAATGGAGATTCGGAGAGTGTGAAAGACTGCCCTGTATCACCAACAGTCCATCCTGTTCCTTCCCACAGCACGGTCTCATCCACTCCGAGCGCCCGCTTCAAGTATTCCAGCTGCTCGTTTGAAAACGATTCGGGACCAGCGAGGGGGAGGCCCACGAGTTGGCCTTCCATTGACATTATGTTGTTATTATCTGGCATGTTAAAACCTCCTAGTTGTTAGCGATGCGGTGGATACCGATAATCTTGTACAGCTTTCCTTCGTTTCTATGGAGCCATTCTCCATTTCCAGCCATATTGGTTATGTAGCTTCCGTTCATTGTTATCTGTGTTCCAGCATCATTTGCAAGGTAGAAGCAGGCACCGATATATTTTGAAGCATCAGTAGTTGGCTGATATCCAGTATCACTCCAAGCGTCATTCGTGGCAATTGTTCTAGTAGAACTTAACACAGGTATGACAGTTAAGCATCTGTTTCCACCAGGAGTCGTGAATGACTGGTCTATAATTTTGATAAATTCAAAATTCTGCAAAGATTCATTTAAGGAAATGACGTTTGTTCCATTAACTACAACACCGTCAGAGTTATAGTACAGCACCGTTTCCATATTCTGTGCAACACTAATTCTAAGCGTGTTCCCATCTGGGTTGTCAATCACGATTCCAGGACCAGCTACGATATCGACAGGGGTATCCACTTGCAGAACCCTGTTGCCATCGCTATCCGTTGTGAATTCGAGTCCGTCACCAGCGTCGAAATCGTCCTCCTTGGTCGAAATGGCTTCGGCAACTGCGAGGCCGCTCTGAGCATTTGCGCTCGTCGGGTCGTAGGTCTGGTCAACGGGGCCGCCTTCCGAAGATATAGCACCGTCAGAATCTATCGTGATTCCGCTGCCTGTCTTTACGCTAACTACACCCTCAGAATTGATATTAATGCCATCACCAGCAGTAACACCTGTCGGCATGGAGTCAGAGTCAACGGAAATGATTACCTTCGAGTTCTCTCCATCAGAGTCTATCTCCATGATGATTCCAGTTCCAGCCTCGAACGGGATGGTAAACGGGATTTCACCAGCAGGGCCCGTTTCCCCCTTCGGACCAGTAGGGCCTTCGGGACCTTGAACGCCTTGAATACCTTGTGGACCCTGTTCACCTTGCGGGCCTGTTGAACCCTGAATTCCCTGAGGTCCTTGAACGCCTTGAACACCCTGTGGACCAGTAGGACCGACCAAACCGTTTAGGAAGTCCTGTTCAGTGCCAGAATGTCCCTGTTCGAGCCAAATCTCGTACGCTGACTTTCCATCCTCTCCTTGTTGGCCTGTCTCGCCCTTCGGACCAGTCGCACCCTGAGGTCCCTGAGGACCCGTCGGGCCAGGAGGCAACGAATCGGAGTCAACAGAGATAACTCCATCAGAGTCAATCTCGATGCCAGGGCCAGGAGTATATGACTGCCCGCCTCCGCCAGTAGAAGATATGACTACCGAGCCGTCTGAGTTGGTTATTGTGATGTTGTTTCCAGCAACCAAAGGAACAACGGGAGGAGTTTCACCCGTGTCCCCCTTCGGACCCTGAATACCTTGTTCACCTTGTATTCCTTGAATTCCCTGCGGGCCTGTTTCGCCCTGAATTCCCTGAATACCTTGCGGTCCTTGAATGCCCTGCGGACCAGTCGGTCCTACCAAACCGTTCAGGAAATCTTGTTCGGTTCCAGTATGTCCGTTTTCTAGCCAAATTTCGTACGCTGACTTTCCGTCATCACCTTGTGGACCTTGTTCACCTTGTTGGCCTGTCTCACCCTTCGGACCAGTCGCACCACGTTCACCTTGAATTCCTTGAGGACCTTGTGGGCCTTGTTCACCTTGTGCGCCAGTTTCCCCCTTCGGGCCCTGAATGCCCTGAGGACCTTGAATACCCTGCTCACCCTGCGGGCCCTGTTCACCTGCTGGGCCAGTTGCACCCGTCGCACCCTGTGGGCCGACATCTCCACGCTCGCCCTTGATTCCGTCTAGCTTGATGATTTCGAGGCGCTGGATGTAAGCTTCCTTCCAGTCAACGGGAGTGCCAGGAGCGAAGTAGAGAACCTCGGTCTGGACAGTGTCTGGAACCTTGCGGATGAACGAGACACGAACGTTGTGCCTGTTGCCAGTCGCTTCTGGGCCAGAGGAGTCCATCTGGTATGCCAGGGATTCATTTGCGTTTCCATGGCCCGTGTAAATCAACACCTCGTCAAGCGTGTTGGACAGGTCATCCATTGATTGCTGATACCTGATGATGCAACTGACATAGTATAGACCTGGTTTCAAATAGATGTATCCAGGAGGGTTCGAATCAGGATACGGGCATGGGGTTATGCGGTCGATAAAGTCGCCGACGTAATCAATCTCGTTACTCGGAAGGCCGAGGGTATGACCTGCCTCGTCACCTGGGAAATTCGTATAGCTAGGACCATACATTCCGAGCCAGTGTTCCATCTCCCCTGGGGTGCCGCTTCCGCCACCTGTTCCTCCTCCTACGCCGACGTTAAGCCTGCTCCACTGTTCTACGTGGTTCCTGTCTTCGCAGTATACGTCATAGAGGTAGTCATCCTCTGCAATGAGGATACACATGCCCTTTGCGTCAAGGATTACTTCTGCGGGGTTGTGGTCCCCCATCCAGTTCTTGTATGTGATGTACGGGATTTGAGTGCCGTGACGGTAGACACGGATGCGCCCTCCTACGAGCGGCTTTCCGTTGACGTCCTCTACCTGAATCACTGGTGAAATGAGATATCCGAGAGCCATTTGCGTTCCTCCTATCTGGTAGGAAATTAGGCCTCGCCGCTGAACATATAAACAAAGAGTATAGGAGATAGATTTTATGACAACGAAAAGACAACGCCGTGATATTTACCGTAGCCGCTTTGACGCTGGATTCGACATCAACCGTGACATCGACCTTGGCCACCTCAGGAGCCTCATGGCAACGGATGACATCAAGGATGGCGACTACAACTTCTACGGGCTATACGTCAAGAACATCATCAAGATTATGCTGAACTCGTCCCATTTCAGGGGCTATGACGACGACGTAAAGGAAGACCTCGAAGCGGAGGCAACAATAGATATGTTAAAGGCACGGACAAAGTTCGCAGGTGAAAAATACCCGCAACCGTCTGCGCCTTTTAATTATCTGTATAGGATAGGTTTCCACAGCTTCCAGCACGTCCTCGCCAACTACTACCAGATTCGTTGCAAGATTATCCCTGCATCCCAAGTCGGTTCTGGTTCCCTCATGATGGATTCCTCCGATGATTTCTCGGAGGATATCCTTGACAAGGCCGTTACAGACTGGGACGCAATCGCCGACAACCTCAGGGCATACGCCTAGGTAGGAATCTCGGCTGGGTTCGTACCAGTGGTGAAATCTGGGTCGACAAAGATGAACAGGAAAGCACTTCCGTTCGACGTTGCAGGATACACCACGTATGCAGTTCGGTCGGAACCAGAGTCCCAATCGGACGAATCGTAGATACCAATTTCAACACCGTAGGAATACTCGCCGTGGACCTTGTCCTCGTCCTCGAACGACCACTTGTAATCTGCCTCGCCATCACCGTCACGGCAAACAGCCGACATGTACCCGAAACGCTTGCCGTCGTAAAGGCTTGGGTTCGAATAGCTGTTGCAACCCCATGTCCAGTGGATGGCAGTATTTCCGTTAGTATAGTCATGGTAGTCTCCTTCCATGATTCCTATCGTCATCGGGGCGGACTGGATATGGCCCGTCCTTGAACTCCATCCACGGCCAACCGTGAACATCTTCCAGTACTGGTAACGAGGAACGCAGTATACCCTTCTATCACGATAGCACATGAAGAGGAACGGGATGTTGGTCGTTGCGAAGATGCCCGTGCCAGTAGCCCTACTCGTCCAGTATCCTCCGTACTTCTTGAACTGCAACGGACGGTTTCTTCCGCTCCATTGGCTGAGATACGGTTCGCTGTTTCCAGCATAGGTGTATTCGTGCTGCCAGTCCTGATAGAGCAGGTTTTCACGGTTGATGCGAATCCAGTGTACGTTGTTATAGGTCGAACCGTTGTGGGTCCAGATACCCTTCACCTGCGAGCCTGCAGTAACTCCGTGGATGAAGTGCCTTGCAGATGTATCGAAGTTCTTCATCTTGTGAAACATGTTTCCAGAGCACTGGACGCTGATTATTCCGTTTCTGTCCTGTTGTTCAACCTCGGCATAAATCTGGTTGTTCGTTAGCACGATGTTGTCGCCAGTTACATGGTAGTTGATATCACAGTTTGTGAACACCAGGTCTGCACCTAGGCCAGTCAACGGGGTGTTGATTTCGGCCTTGTCGAACATGGAGTTCTGCAACAGCTGAACCATGGCAGATGACTGTCCGCTGAAACCGAAGGCGCCACGCCTCATCTGGATGCTTCCGATGACGCATGCGGAAGGAACCGTGAGCCAGCAGGATACGCAGTTGAGGTTGTCGTTTGCGGTAAGTCCAGAGATGTTTAGCGATGCGTTGTGCATCTCGATGTTTCCGTGCTGGATGACATTGATGCTTCCGTAGCAGTTCTCGATAGTTCCGCCAGCGATGACGTCCGCATTGATTTGCTGTTCGCCAAGGTCACCGTAGTTGGATTCGTTCTGCTTGTTCTTGAGAAGGATGTATGTGTTTGCATCCTTGCAGTTTACGAGCCTGATGTCGTTGCCCACAGAGGTTAGGTTTCGCCAGTCGTAGTCGTCGGCAAAGAATTCCGTCTTGAGGATGGAGTTCTGGATGAGGATTTGACCCGTAATCTGCTTGTTCGAGGTGATTACGCAGTTGTCGAGCTGCAACGAAGCGGAGCCGTTCGTAATGAAATGCACTTCCTTTCCCGTGATTACCCTAGTGAAGCTGGACGAGTCGATTACCCAGCCAACCCTTGCGTTTCCGTCACAGTTGCCCCCAATCCAGCTGATGTTGACCCAGTCTGCTGTGAGTGAAGCATGGCCGTTCTGAACAGAAGAATCGAACAGGTACGGAGTCGTCTTGTGAAGCTCGTGGCAAACGATGGTTGTTCCCGTGGTTCCGCTCTTGACCTGGAAACGGGCTGCGTCAGAAACGTAGATATCTCCCTTGATGCCGAAAGTGTTGCTTCCGTCAAGGAGGTAGTAACTCGGGTCGTCATTGAGGGACGGGAACCATGCGTCGAGACCTTCATTGTCGAGGTATGCTGCACAGTTTGCCATCTGCGAGGTATAGCTGTAGTCAGTGGAGTACTTGTCGTCGAGCGGGAAGATTCCGAAGTGTCTCACGTCGAAATGGATTTCCCTTGATGCAAGCTTCCACCTGCCCATGCCAGGTTCCTCATTGGACATGATTGTGGCACCGCCGTCGTCTGAATCGAGCGAGGACGAATCCCAGTAGTAGAGAACAGGGGACGTATCGCCTGCATGGTAGTATCCGTACAACCAGAGTAGCTTTACCCCGTGAATGGCGGGAACCGTGTCTGGGTCGACAGCCCTGAGGTCTTCCATGTTTGCAACGCCGTTTGCAGTATCTGACGACAGGTCGATGGAAGATGTCGGGTCCATGTTGTCGCTGGAATACTGGTATGCCCACCTGGTAGGGTCATAGTCCTCCCCAGGCCACTGCGTCATGTTTCCAGTACCGATGTACTTGTAGAAGTAGGCGGTTACGTTGTCCTCCCCGTTGAGGAAGACCTGGTATTCCGTCCTTCCGAGCATGTCCGTGAACTCGGGGTTGCGTATTGCCACCTCGGACGAATTGTATATCGTTACGTTCTCGGTCGTGCCCTTCTTGCAGAAACGGATTTTTCCGTGCAGAAGGTGACCGTCGTTGTCAAGATAAGAATTCCATGTATCGAAAGCTCTCATTCTCTCCTCCCTAGTATGCGCTAGAATAGGAAGTGGTAGGCACTGGGCCAGGGTTTTCCTCGCTCGGGTGCTTCCATCCCTTCACTCCCAAATTATCCGCAATCAGATGGTAGACCTTCGGGTTTCCCTGATAGAGCTCTGTGGGAAGGCCGTCGAGGCCATACTGCATCACGTTGAGAACGGCATCCGCATTCTTCTTGCGGACCTCTGGCGAAAGCTTCGAGTTTGCCGTAAGCGGGCGCATCTTGACCATCATGCTGTTCCAGAGGGCCTGTTCACGCTTCCTGTCGAAATCGGTCACGTTGCCAACCACGCCTTCACGGGCAAGGGCGTTGAAACCGATGTTTGCAAGCACGTCCCTTGTGTTCTCCTTCAATGCTGTGTTGGAGGGGTCAAGCTTGCGTCTGAGAAGCTCGTCCTTCTCAATCTGTGCCTGCACGGTAGGGTTCCTTGAAAGCGACCCTGCATTGGCTGCGTTGCTCGTGGAGAAAATACCGTCGTCATACTGGTATTCAAGCGGACTGAGTTCACCTTCCGCCTTGAACTTGTAGTCGGTGCCAGGATACTGCAATTCACCAGACTGGGTCACATACTCCTTGGGAACAACCCTTCCGTCCTTCATAACAAGGAGTTCCTTGTAGGGGGAATTCTCGTTGGCCAGACGGTATGCTTCGTTTGCTGTCGGGTCATCAAGCCCAGCGAAAACCCTTTCCATGAACTTCGGGTCGTAAATGAGTTCTGACGGGTTCTCCTTGCTGAGTTCAGCCTGGAGCGTCTTTGCAGCCTCGTTGCCGCTGACGGAACGGTTGTATGCCTCCCTTGCTTCCTTCGACTTTGCGATACGTTCTGCTTCCGAGTTGAGTATGCGGAAGTTCTCTGCGTTGATGAGGTCATCAGTGCTTGCACCAGTGGTGTTGATGTCCCTGTCGCCTGGAAGGGTCACGTTCGCCCTCTGCTTGGCAAGTTCGGCCTTGCGGTCGAGCATTGCCTGCCTACGCTTAATCAGGTCATCCGTCTTCTCGCCGATGGATTCGAACGTCTTCACGCCTTCACGGAATACACCGCCGCCAGCCTCGTTTCCCATGCCCTGTTCGAGCATGTTCTTGCCGACCATTGCGGCTCCCTTGACGGTTCCCTTTGCACCAGCGATGGCGCCTGCCTGGGCTGCCATCTTTCCGAGGTCAAACTCGCTGCGTGGATTGAGGGAA